TCAGGACCAGTAAATCCAACAATAGCATTATAGATTGCATTACCTACAGTACTATGAAGATACCACTGATTTTGTACACTATCATATTGAATTGGGTGTCCTATATCACCAGATCCTTTATCAGATACCCTACTTACCACATAAAGACTAGTTCCATCATTAATACTAATAGCAGTACCATTTTCAGCATTAGTTTTAGTTGATGCTAACGATATAGTATTGTTATCACCATTATCAATTACATAATATACTACATTATCATCAATATTTTCTGGAAGATCTCCATCATCACTAAAGACCCTTATTTTTTCACCAGTTAATAATTCATTATTACCTATTGTAAGTCTATTAGTTGTTCCACTAGGTCCAACAGTAACTCTATATCTCTTTTCACTAACTAATGATCCATTAGATACTGTTGTACCAGCACCAGTTGTATTGGAAACCATAACAATGGATGCATTATTAACAGTGGGAGCTCCTGCTCCAACACTGGCATATAATTTATCTTCTAAGTTTGCACCTAATCTATAACCCTGTATAAGAGTTGGTGGTGCGTCATCTTTATCTGTATAATCAGCAATGTAAAGATGACTAGAAATACCTGTCTGTTTTGTCTTAGTTACATCAAGAGGAAGCCACTCAATCTGTTGAGCAGTTTCAGTTATTGCTTTTGGTGTAATAATATTTGTTATAAAGCAATGGTTATCTTTATCAAATGCATCTTTCTTAAATCCTTCAGCAGACAACGAGATCTGTCCAAAGTTAGAGTTAGAGTTTGTAATTGAAGCATCAGCACCAGATTGAATATCAAAGTGCTTATTAAATCCAATAGCAAATACAGATACAATCTGAAGTACAGCATCATTTTGTATCTTAATATGACTGGTTTCCCAACCACTTCTATAGATTGCTTTACTATCTAAATGATATACTTTCTTAGGATCAGTAGAAGATGCATCTCTATTAAGAGCAGAACCTTTAGCAAGATTTACTGTAATACTATTATATAATCTTGAATCTGGATTATACTTAACAAACGCACGATCATCTTTCTGTAGTGATACACCAGTAAACTGGGCAACAACCATCGACTTAAATCCAGATGCTTTGCTACCATCAGCAAGCATACCATTCATACCCCATACAGAACGCATAGAGCAGTTAAAGATATATGGAGATGCACCTGCAACTGTATCAGTCTCAATAGTTACTGTCGCATTAGAAGAACTAGGATTAGCAGGTAAATTAGTCCTTACAAATGGTAAAAGATATGTAAATTCTTTCTCACCAGTTACATTCTGAACTACTGTTGAAATATTATAATCTAAAGTATCAACACCTTTAATCTTAATTGGAGTACCAGCATTTAATCCATGTGCTGTTGCTGTTGTAACTGTAACAACAGTAGTTGGACTACTTCCATCACCAGATTTAATATCAGAAATATTAACAGGATCAGCAGCAAATGCACCAACTATTTCCCATTCTGGTCTCTGTTTAGAGAATCCAAGTGCATCAGCAGGATATTTCTCATTAATACCTCTATCCTTACCAGCAGAACTATTATAAGCATTTGATAGCTTACTATAGTACATATCAAGGTCTGTTAAATCATAACCTGCAGCAGCATTAACACCATCAGCATACTCAAAACAAGTTAATTTATGGTGAGAAAAACTTGGTTTAGACTGATTATTAGAACTGAAATCAGAATCATCAGTGTAAACTAATCCATTCTCATTCCCATCAAATATGGAGAATTGCCAAAAATAACAAGAACCAGTTACCTTGAATATAGAAGATTTCTTAACATTAGCATCTGTTGGGTTTGGAACGTATTTTGGTCTTATCTTTGTTTTTCTTAAATCTAGACCAACAAGAGATGTACCACGAGGAACAACTACACCACCATGAATACTATTAAACTTATAAAGAATATTATCGGACTGGGTTAGGTCGAAATTAGAATCTAAATTTAATGTGAGGGTATCTTGTGCTATGGTTTCAGGAGCACCACCTGGAGCAACTGCCTTTGCTTGAAGAGGATTACTTGCATCTTTCTTAATAGCAAATCCTGGACGATTATCAACTATATGTTCGCCTGGAAATAAGAGTATACTTGTCTTCTCTATAATATCGTTATCTGTACCACGAATATATGAAAATCTTGCTGCTTCAAGAAGTGCTCTCTGAACCGTCTTGAAAGGTTTTGCAAGAGAGTTTCCTTGATTTTCAATACTGTCTGTAGCATCCAGATCATTTGGATTTACATAAAGAATACGACCCTCGATATTCTTAATAAAATTCTCTAACTTATTGAGACCCATTGGTAAATATTCAATATATTTCTATGTTCTATTTAGTTAGGTAAAAAGTAGAACAAATTAAGGAGCATCATTATTCATCTCAGTATGCATCTTAATAAAGTCTTCCTCTTTAAGTAAAGAACAATCTACCTCATCATTATCAATATAACATTTGACCTCTTTTTTTGAAATCCAAGAGTCTTGTTCTCTAATTTTATGCATTGTAAAATCCAATAGCCGATTTATTTATACTTCTGTATATACTAATCTATCTTCAGGACACATGGCACGTACCACACCCAATACATTCATAAATTGATTTGTATTATCACATACAATTTCTTTACTATCTCCCTCATTGGAGTAGATATAAAAAGTTTTCTTAGTAGGGTCAACCACACACTTCATTAAATATTCTTCGTCCATTAATGCTGTAATATGACTCATCACATTATACCACAAATAAAAAATTTGTCAAGATTTGGATTTTAATTCATCAACTTCTTTCTTAAGTTCTTTAATTGCTTCAATAAGAAGAGGAATTACTCTCTTGTAACTTACATTTTTTAAACCATTCCTTGTAGTTGAAATACCTGGTAAACCAAGTTGTTCCACTTCTTGTGCAATCAAACCAGTATCATCACCTAACATTGTAACCTCATAACCTTCTGGAGGATTATGCTGTTTCCAAGTAAATGTGTAACCAGTTATTAATCCCACCTTAGTAAGTGCGTTTGGTATGATAGTAATATTATCTTTAACTGTTCGATCTGATAAAGTGTAATTATTTTTGTCCATGAAATTTCTGATTATTTATGAAGAAGGGTGTGAATGTATCCAACCATTACATAGATATTTATTCACTTTTGATGGATATCCACGATGTACATAAGTCCAAGTTGCAGGAAAAAAGATTTGTCTACCAACCACAGGTTGTATTTTTGTTCCATCAGCAAACTCTGTATATCCATCATCTTTCTCATCAATAGTATTCAAATACCACATAAATGTAAAAATTCTAGATGCTACAGGATTAGATGACATTGACCAATCGTGATGCCAATGATATGTTCCTCCTGGTTCATACATTTGTACTTTATATCCCGTATCACTGGTAATAAAAGTAGTATTGGGAAATGCATTACATATTCCTTCATTTATCTTATGAAGATATTCATTATATTCATCTAAACCTTCTTTAAGAGATTCATAAAATGTATTATCCTCTTCTACCCAATCATCAAGACCACTTATTTTGATATCTTTTGTATCTTTTACATTCTTATCTACCCTAGTATGTCCTACTACTCCATCTTGCTTTCTTCCATCATAATTAAATCTTTCAATAACATGATTGCAGAAAGATTCTGATAATGTATTATCTCTTACGTATATAAAATCTCTAATAGAAGCTTTTGGTCTATCCTCAATATTTCTTACAAAACTGTCCATCAAAAAAATATCATTACAATTATTATACTACGTTTTTATAATATACGTCAAGGCATAATATGGAGGTATGTTTCTACCACTTCCAGAATTTATTGAATTAGAAGCACCATCAGTTGTACCACTAAAGCTGTGTGCATGACCACCTGCACTACCTGTTTGATATGATGAACTTCCACTATTTCTTGCATGATCCTCATCATTATCAGCCCTTTCTGTTCCTGACCTAAAATTATAACTGTGGGTATGAGCACCATCATTACTAGTAGAAGAACTAAATGTATGATTATGATTAATAATTGGTGTATCAGTATAACCACCAGTAGCAGCTAAACCATAATTACTACCAGCACCAATTACAAACCTGTTTCTTAAATCTGGTCTACCTCCACCACCATCACATAATGCCCATCCAGTAGGAGGAGTAGTACCATTAAACATGATGATACAACCAGTAGGTAATGTTGAAGTACCATCAGCACCATCAGCACCATCACTAACTGTTGTCCAAGAACCATTTCTTCTTATTTTAACAGGCATGATAAAAAATTTTTAATTATTTAGTAGGAAAATAATTAATATTTAATAAGACTCTAGCATAAGCATCAGTACAAGAAGTACCTGTATGTTTCAGATTACTATCAAAAATTACTATTCTATTAGCAACACTATCTACTTTATCACCATTCTCAAATTTCGTAAATCCATTATTAGTATTAAGATAATAAATTGCCGTAGTCATATTATCAAAATCATTATGCCAAGCATCATCATGAATCTGTAATGTTTCTGTTACAGGATTTAGATTTGCTTTTATTCTAACAAGAGATGCCATTCCTAACTTCTCTCTAAAAAATTCTACGTTATCAAAAAATTGAGTTGGTACATCAAATTGATAAAAACAATGCGTAAGTTGGCAAAATTTACTCTCACTTATAGTCTTACCATATGTCCAAGGAAATCTACTATCTTGTATAAATGAACAAAGATTATGATATTCATCTTCACTTAAAAAATCATCAATTATTTTCATATTTAAGAAAAAGTCCAACCTCCTGGCACAATTGGCCAAGCAGAATGTCCGATTCCAGCATTAGTTGCTTTAACTATATCTTTAATAGTATTAGGATCTTTTCCATGAGGAAAATCTCTTAATGACTGACGATATTCTTTCCACTCAGATGGTACTGCAACACCTTCCTCAAGAGATTTTGTAACTATCCAATCACTATCTTCTAAGTAGATATTTCTCCAATGTTTTAATGATTTTAACCAATCAATGTTATCTTTTTCCTTCTCCAGTTCTGATTCTTCAAGAGCAATTCTTTCTCTTTCCTTATCCCAATTAATATATCCTTGCGTATAATCTCTTATTGTAGTTAATCCAACTTCTAATGTTCCATCATTATATTCAACATGTCCTGAAGTTCCATTCCATTGAACTGCATGAATATTATCTGCAATCCAATCCCAATCCGAATCACTACCAATTCCAACATACCCTGTTGATCCTACACTAATAAATCTATCAACGGGTACAATACTTAAACTTAAATTCTGGTTAATCATTTTGTGTTATTATCCTCCAACATATTTATTGGTTTAGGTCCAATTTTTAAACGATCCGCAACTTTAACAGTTTCATTTCTAAATGATTCAACTGCTGCACCTGTTTGTCTTTGCATCTGTGAATTTTCAATTAATAACATAGGCATCCAAGTCACAGCACATCCCCACTCATCAACTTCTTCACCCGATTGTGGGTTGGTTCCTCTAATCTGAGTAAACCAAGAACATTCCATCTGAATACAGTCTTTACCAATCAAAGGACAAAATTTCCCTGGTTCTAACTTCATTATATTAACTCTTTTGACATATTATAACATCAACGTACCGAACACGCAAGTCTATATTACCATGATTGTGTGACCCACCACCAGGTGCTTGATTACCACTAGTAGTTTGTTGTCCACTAAAATATGCAGCGTTATCTCTATCATGACCTTTATTAGAACCTGCTAAATTAGTTCCATATTTACTATTAGATCCCTGACCAGTATTTTCTGCAAACCAACCAAAATCATAAGCATGATTGTGACTAGGTATTTGTGATCTAGTTAAAGTACGATTATTAGCATATCCATTGATAAAAGTACTACTAAATGCCTTATTACCACCCTGACTACCACCAGTGCTTCCACTTACAACTCTAAGTGCTCTATCATTATTCGTTGTTAATTTTGTCCATCCAGTGGGAGCAGATGATTGACAGAATAACATCTTTGCTCCAGAAGGAATTAACGGATCCTCTCCAGGAGCACCAGTAGTATTACTAGTATCATACCATATATCTCCATCACATGGTGAACTAGGTGCTGTATTCTGAACAAATTTTCTACCATAAGCATTAGCACCAACAGTACCATTGAATTGGAAGTTAATTCTTTGTGTATTAGAATCAGGAGCTGTTACTGATACAGATTGAGAACAACTATAATTATCACCATTAGCTGCGTTTGTATATAATACTTCAACTGCGGTTACTCCACCACCATCTTCTACTACCTCTGATGGATTAGTCCAATACCACTTATGATCTCCACTAGATCCTGTTGCCATAATTATAGAACTAGCAGATCCTACTTTTCCACTACCACCTTCAGCAATCTGATAAGCTTGAATTCCACCACCTGGTCCATCATCACTAGTAATCTTCAATAGATTATCGGTTGGTTTAAATTGTAATGAGCTAGTAGTGTATACCTGTTCAGCAGCAGCAGTAGAATTATTAGAATCAACAAAAGTTAAATAATGCCAAGCATTAGAAGTATTCCTTGCTAATGTTTCTACACTACTTCCAACACCATCTCCCCAAGATGGAGGATTTGTTCCATTACTGGTAAGTACTTGTCCAGCAGATCCATTAGCAATAAAAGCAGTAGTATTAGCAGCAGATTGATAAGGAATCTGTGATGCTACTCCACCATTTAGATTAGTAGCAGTTGCAATTACATCACCCCATTCAATTCCATTACCAGCACCATTCATCTTCAGATACTTATTAGCACTACCAGCAGTTAAGAAGTTAGTAGTATCAGCAGCAGATTGATATACTATATTTGGGAAATTAGCACTACCACCAACTAGATTTGTTGCAGTAGCAGCAACGTCACCCCATACGATAGTATCATTAGCACCTACTGTTAATACCTTTCCTGCTGCTCCAACTGCAAGAAATGCAGTGGTATCGGCAGCAGATTGATAAGGTACTGATCCCTTAGCTCCACCAAGCAAATTAGTAGCAGTAGCAACAGTAGATTCCCAAGATGGTGCAGAACTAGTACCATTAGCAGTTAATACTTTACCTGCAGTACCATTAGGAAGGAATGAAGTAGTATCTGCAGCAGTTTGATATGGAATCTTATATGCTGCACCACCTTGTAAATTTTGTGCTGTAGTAGTAATACCAGATCCTGGTGGTCCCCAAGTCCAATTAGTACCATCAGATACAGGTACATCACCTACGTTTCCAGCATCTGCTGCATCAAGAAGAACTCCTGGTTGTATTTTTGGTACTACAAGTTTATTCGCATTCATATCATAGGTGACATCACCTGCACTATCAACACAAACATCCTGATATTCATTAGCACCAGAAACATTATTAGTACCTACAAAAGTAAAATGATATGTACCAGTTGCTTGTTGATGTATCTGAACTGTTTCTGCCTTAGTTGCACTTCCACCTGTGAAGCTATTTGCATATACCGTACCCCAAGTCGTTGACGCAGAACCAATATTCCTATTACCACCAGTACTAGGAATTAAATGTGAAATAATTTGTCCTTTAACATTTAATGAACCATTACTAAAACCTTCACCAATAATTGTATCAGACTTAAGAGTTGAATCATCACCAACTATTAAATCTCCACCAGTTTCTATTTTGCCAGCAGCATATAAACTACCAGAATCTGCAAGACCAGTAGAAGCAAGTACTAAATGATTAGTTCTTGGAGTAAAAGATGCATTTGTATGAGTAACTAGATCCTCATATCCACCAGTTCCTGCTCCCTCAATAAAGGTTAAATGATGTGTTGTACTTGTAAACTCATTACTTCCTCCACCAAAAGTCTTTGCTAATGCAGATACTTTAATCTTATCTGCACCAGTTGATATACCTGTTAATGCTCCTACAAATTGACTTGCATATATGTTATTCCATCTATCAGTAGTTGATGATCCCATATTATAGGTATCAGTTACTGATGGATTAACATGACCCTCAATGTCGGCATTAAGATCAATTAATCCAGAAAATGTTGAAGGACCAGTTACAGTTAAATCATTACCTATAGTTACATTGGTAATATTAATACGATTTGCAGATGGATTAAAAGTTAAAGTATTAGCATCAAAATAGAACTGTTTATATCCAGCAGTATTATTATCAACAAATGTTATAGGTCTATTAGCATTATCACCATTTAGTGAAACATAATTACGATCTGCACCAGTTGATATACCTGTTACTGCACCTATAAATGTCTGTGCATGTACACTATCCCATTTTAATGTTGATGATCCAATATCATGAGTAGTAGTTACTGATGGCAATATCGTACCAGTTACGGTAACTCCGATCCCAGAAGTGTTAAATTTAATATCACCATTATGATACAATTCTACTGAACCATCTTCAATAAAACTAGCTAGAGGTTCATTATTAGTAACTCCTTTAATACCTACCTCATTTGATCTAATGTATAGTTTTCCCGTTCCTGATTCATCTATATAACTACCATCACCACTAGGACCGCCACCATGCCATATCTGTAGGTCACCATTTGCATCCGCAGCACCACCGAAGTGTAATTTATCATCGTCTAAAAGATGTACCTTATTTGTAAACGTAGATATACCAGTTGCCTTAAATCTATTTGTGTTTAACTGCC